AATGGTGCTAATGGTAGCTTGATAAACTGCACAGTCACATTCAGCGATGCAGCAGGTGGTACTGGTAACGTTAATGGAACTACCAGCAGCTACATTGATCAATACAAGGCCGGCGGCGTGTTAACCATAGCCAGTCCAACATATACCACAACAGTTCCTCTCTGACAAGTTGACTAAAACTGCCGTTGCTGGCACAATCGTATCGTATAGCGATTGGAGATCTGCATGGACGAACGTTTAGAAAAAGCGCTTGAATTTTCCAAATATAGGATAGCACTGTTCAACCAAAAAGAAGATCTCAAGTTAAAGTTCAACAACATGTTGGTGCATGCACATAACGGCGGCATCTTTCGCATCACCCAGGAACTCATTACTTTCGTGCAACTATTGGTTGATAACGATACTCAGAGCGTGGTGCTAATAGATCAAAATACCAATCCAATTGAAGTGAATGATCTCGGAGCTTTCCTTGACGATATCATGAGCAAGTATTTTGAAGCATCTAACTTCTATCATGTTGAATATACCAAGTTGCGTTCAGCTAGGTCGGTATCTAGCATATATGAGTTCGTAGATGATTAAGTATCCGTCTGGATTCAATCTACCTCGTGGTTATGTGATATATGCTCATAATAACAACAGCATAGAATACGGAACCATGGCACTGTGTAATGCTCTGCTGATCAAAAAACATCTCAAGGAAAACGCAGTTGCGCTGATATCTGATTCTGGTACCGTAGCTCATCTTGAGAACAACTTTGATGATAGGATAATGCGCAAGGCATTTGATCGCATCATCATTGACGAGATAGATGCTGAACAGGTCGGATCGCGCAGGTTCCATGACACGCGGTATGCGCATTTCACGGATTCATATAAAAACGTAAATCGCCCAAAGATCTATGAGTTCAGCCCATTCGATGAGACAGTACTGATTGATGCTGATTATCTCATGCTTGACGATACCATGGACAGTGTGTGGGGTCTGCGAGAAGATTTCATGTGCAATCGCAAGACCATTGACCTAGATCACAAGGTCAACAATTTTGGATTTAACAACAGATTCAATGAGATGAGCATCAGCCTCTATTGGGCCACTGCTGTATATTTCCGTAAATCTGAAAAGAGCAAGCTGATCTTTGATCTCATGAATTTCATCAAAGAGAACTATGCATACTATCAGTTCCTCTATCGCTTCTCGCACAGCGGCTATTTCCGCAACGATTATGCTCTGAGCATTGCCATACACATGGCCAACAATCTCATGGAATATGGCACGGTAAGCTCCTTGCCAGTTGATCACATAAGATTCAGCATGGAAGATGATGAGCTGCATCAGTTCAAAGATGGTCGATGCTTGATAACCAGCGAACCGTCGCAGGGTGATTTCCATCTTCACTCAGTTGATACCAACATACACATGATGAACAAGCGTGCTATATTGCGACACAAGGATGAGATAATCTCCTATGCCATCAGCTGATATCAACAAGCGCCAGCGCGGATTTTTCACGTTTGCGCAGAACACCAATGATACGGATTACATACGCTTGGCGTATGCGCTGGCACTGAGCTTGAAACAAAGCCAGAGAGATGTGCCATATCTGACAATAGGTGTGACGCCTGGCACTACCGTGCCTGATCAATACAGCTGGGCTTTTGACAACATCATAGAGACACCTTGGGGTGATCACGCAGCAGACAGTGCGTGGAAGTTAGAAAATGAGTGGAAGGCCATACACATGAGCCCCTACGACGAGACCATCAAGCTGGATTGCGACATGCTGTTTTTCAATGACATCGGTCCGTGGTGGGAAACAATAAGCCAGAATGATTTTGCTATCTGCAACAGCGTGATGGACTACAGATCTCATGTGGTTACCAGTGACTACTATAGGAAAACCTTTACAGAGAACAAGCTGCCAGATGTCTACACAGCATTCATGTATTTCAAGAAAACTCCAGAAACATTTGAGCTTTTTGATCTCGTGAAATACATATTTTTCAATTGGCAGTTGATGTTTAGTGCCACATTAAAGCTTGAACACCGCCCGCAATATCCCAGTACAGATGTGATATTTGCAGTAGCATTAAAACTGCTGGACTTAGATCAAAAAACCTACAGTACGAATCAAATACCGACGTTCACGCACATGAAAACACATCTGCAGGGTTGGGGTTTATCCGATATCACAGAAGATTGGACAAAACACATCAGCATTTTCTTCAATCCAGAACTTGAATGCAAGATAGGAAATTATCTACAGTTTTTTCCTTTGCATTATCATGTCAAAGATTTCATTACAGATGAGATGATAAGATACTATGAGCGAAAACTTGAACGATAAAGCTGCCTGGGCATGGTACGACTTAGATACGCTAGAACTCAGGCATGTTGGGTTCAATCCAAAAGCTGATTACGGTTCTGACCTCGGCATAATTGCTATGAATTACGAGTCGGCATGTGATATCATGTCCGGCAAGAGCAGATTGTTTGAGTACGAGTTAACCAAGAATAACGACAATCTGATCATTGCTTATAAGAAACGTCAGATGGCATTCAAGAAGTTTTGGCAACTCATCGATCCAGAAAAATTAGGCGTTAGCTCATACTTTGATTCGGTAAATGGAAATATGAGCCCAGTGGTGATCAAACACCGCAATGACAACGGATTTGTGGTTGACGTAGTAGGTCGGGCCAAGAATATAGTGTTCTACATAACCATGCGAAATGATCCAAACTATCTCATTAAAAAGATAGATCTGTATCCTTATGCAGCAGACACAGGTCAGACATCGAACTTGACTATACCTGTTGATGTCAAAGGCGATTACAGCATATATGTGAGGTATGATGCAACGTGAGATAAGTGAATTTGATTTCGTGTTTCTCAGCTACGACGAGCCTAATGCTGAAGCGCTGTATGCTGAGCTGCTGAACATAGTACCTTGGGCCAAGCGAGTGCAGGGTGTCAAGGGATTTGATACCGCACACAGGGCCTGTGCTGATGCAGCTGATACTGATTTCTTTGTCACAGTAGATGGTGACAACCGGATATCTGAACAGTTCCTCGGCGTTAAGATCAACATCAGTGAAGGCCAAGATGATCATGCTTGGACCTGGGCTGGCAGGAACCATGTGAACGGATTGATCTACGGTAATGGTGGACTCAAGCTGTGGAGCAAGCAATTCGTGCGCAGCATGAACAGCCACGAGAACAGCACATCAGATGCCAGCAAGGTAGACTTCTGTTGGAACGCCAAATACCACGAAGTGTTCGGGACCTACAGCACTAGCATGATCAACGGTAGCCCATACCAAGCCTTTCGCAGTGGCTATCGCGAAGGTGTAAAGATGAGCCTAGAAAGTGGTAACAAGGTAGTGCCTGAAGATTTTTCACGCAAGATATGGATCTATAATCTGCATAAGCTGTTGATATGGAGCAGCATCGGTGCCGACGTGGAAAACGGTATATGGAGCATCTATGGTGCACGCATGGGTGCCCATGACTGCAATCTCACTGATGATGACCACACCAACATCAGTGACTATGACTGGTTCGCAGAAAAATGGCAATCGGTAAAAAACACCGATCCAATGGAAGGATCTAGGATGCTGGGAGACAAGCTGCGGCGAGGGCTTGGCATAGAAATTGCTGACCTTGATGCCGAGCAGAGCAGGTTTTTCAAGAAGATCTATATCAATCCTCCGAGACCGTTGGTTGGATATGACCAGATACGGCATCTAACGGCTGTCTGATGTACGACATAGTTTTCTGTAGCAAGCACGACCATAGTGCAGCGTTTGAAAAATTCTCTGCCGCCTATCCCAGCGCTAAGTGGTTACCCAATGTAAAAACCCTGACAGCAGCGATAGATCGATCGGCCAAGATGTGCATGACCAGCATGCGTTGGTTGGTGACCGACGATGTAGCCATCGCATCAGATTTTGATTTTGCTTGGAAGGCTGAAACCTGGGACAGGCCCTACGTGCATATTTGGCCAACGGTTGATCAGCTGGGTAAGCCTGTGAACGAATTCTCAGGTGTGTACCTCATACCCAACAGATACAGACTGTTACCAGAGGAACTACAGACCGATTCATTAGTGAAACATAAGATCATGCCTGCGCCAACACAGGTCATGAGATCATACCAAATCATAATAGCATCCTATGATCAACATACGGATGCTGTGGCTGCATGCGACAGCGTTAGATCTTGCTCTGCCACAGAGATGTATTGGTTAATCATGGACGATGTCAAGTTGACAGAAAACTGGGATTTCACTTGGCGTCCTCCGCTATGGGATCGAGACTATGTGCACATCTGGAAAACATCGGAAGGTGTGCATACAGGCGTTTATCTGATACCAAGAAACTATCAGCCCACGGGCGAAGAACTGCAGCAAGGCAGTTTTGCTTCGCTGAAACTGATGGATCAGATCGCATCTGATACCCTGCCTTATGACATATTCTTCATCAGCTATCGTGAATCAAATGCAGATAGCAATTTCAAGATTCTCAGTGACAGGTTCCCAAGGGCCCAGCATGTCAGTGGCATAAAGGGCATACACAACGCACACATGCGCTGTGCAGAACTAAGCACTACCAGCCAGTTTTGGACCGTTGATGCTGACACCATCGTGGACGACAGCTTTGCTTTTGATTATCGCCCACCTGATTATGACCGGCAGTATCTGCATCTATGGCACAGCAGGAACCCAGTGAATGGACTAAGTTATGGATGGGGAGCAGTGAAACTTTGGCCAACCAGATTGGTTCGCGAGTTCAAATCCAACTGGTTAGATTTC